GTTCAGTTCTCTGAAATGGATAGCGATAACTTCCAAAAGAACTTGATTACTGTAAGAGTTGAAGCTCGTATTGCATTCCCTATCTACTACAACAGTGCGTTTGTATATGGTGATTTCGGTAACGTAGGATAATCTTAGATTAATCTAAAATATAAGGGGGCAGCCGCAAACTGCCTCCTTTTTTATGTCCGCTATATTTTAGTTATTTTTGTAAAAATAATGGCATAATGCAAATAGTAAGAGATATAACGATAATTTCAGAAGAGGTAACTAACCCTATTACGTTAGCTGAGGCTAAGAACTATTTAAGAGTAGACTTTAGTGAAGATGATGCTTTAATTGAAGCTTTGATTACATCTGCTAGAGTTAGACTTGAGCAATACGCTGGTATTGCAATGACTGAAAGAACTTTACAAGTTGTAGCTTATGTAGATGATTTGATTGAGCTACCATATGCTCCAATAACTAACATACTTACTGTAGAATATTTTAATGCTAATACTTGGGTAGAAATAGAAGATGGTGCATATGAAGTAATTGGAACAACTGTTAGAAAGGTATTTACAAGAGATTATCCTGGCATGGAATACAGGTTTACATATAACTGTGGTTATGACTGTGTACCTAGTACTCTTAAGACTGCCACTTTAAAGCTAGTTTCAGACCTATACGAGTACAGAGAATCATCAGTTGAGGCTGGTAGACCATCTCCAAATTTAACGACCGCATATGAGCTTATGAAGCCATTTAAACGCATAAACATATTCTTATAATGATAGGTAGAATGCAAAATAGGATTACTTTTAAAAGTAAGACAGGTGTATCTGATCTTGCAGGTGGTTTTGTAAACACCCTTGCTGATTATTATACTTGTTGGGCTGAGATTGTAAGAGATAGTGATTCAAGAACTAATATAGCTGGAACTGATGGTTTTGCAGTTGATATTACATTTAAAATAAGATATACTACATCTAAGGTTTTTGATAAGAAGTTGGTAATCAGCTTCCAAAATAGATTATACATGATAAACTCTATCATAAATCAAGAGGACCGTAATAAGTATTATTTGATAGGCTGTTCAACACTTAAATAATGGCAGCATTTAGCATGGGCATAACTGGCTTAGAATCATTGCGTAAGAAATTTAGTGATGCTAATGAAAGGCTTGATAAGCATTTAGCTAATTCAATTAATCAAACTTTGGTAAATATCCAACAAGATGCTAAGTCACAAGTTAGGGTAAAATCAGGTGCACTACAAAGAAGTATAACCCATAGAAACGTTGACAAAAAGACCTTATCAGGTTATGTGAGTGCTGGTAATACATCTGTAAGATATGCACCTTATGTTGAATTTGGTACTAGATTTCAGATAAACCTACCTCCTCTTGTTAATATAAGTCCAGGTGAACAGAGTAGATTTGCAAGGCAATTTAAGGTTCAATCACCTAAGAAATTTACTAATTTGCCTACAAGACCATTTTTAATGACAGCATTTGACAAGAGATATAGTCAACTTTTATATACTATAAAGGAATTTAAGATATAAATATATTTCGCTAAATTTGTACAAAATCAATACCATGACAATTACATTAAACGAAGAGCAGGTAAAACAATTAGACGCATTTATTCAAGAAATGCCAACTAAGTTCGGTTTACCATTAACGCAGTTCTTATCAAAACTTGCTCAAGAGCAAAATCCTGAGGAAGTAAAAGTAGAAACAGAAGCTTAATGAAAGATTGCGGATATGCTATACGAAAGGCTTATGTAGATAAGTTAGCATCACGAAGTTTTACTTTGGGTGTTTACGATACTATTGCACCTGATACCGTAGAGCCTCCGTTTTTAATCATTAGTAGTCAAACATCAATTGAGAATAGTGATAAGCAGAGTTATAACTTTGACGTTACTATCCAATTTGATATTGTCTATAGAACATTTAAGTCAGGTGAAGTAGGGCAGAAATCGGTAGACCAGTGGGCTAACGAATTGTTAGTGATCATAGGCGTTAATGTGCCAGATTACCCAAGTGCTTCTCCTGACTTTAAAATAGTCACTCGTAGAATGTCATCTAATGAAGCTACCTTTGATTATGTCGATGAAGCTTATGTATTTAAGAGAGTCATTGTATTTGAACATTTCGTAACACAAATATTATAAAAAATTAAAATAAAATAAAATGCCAACAACAGGAATTTTTAATGGTACAAACCTAGTAGTTCTAGTAGGAACTGAAGTTGTAGCTCACTCTACATCTTGCTCTTTATCTGTAAGTGCTGACTTACCAGATGCAACAACTAAATCAAGCGGTGGATGGGCTGATCAAATAGCAGGTTTACGTTCTTGGTCTTTAACTACAGATGGTCTTACTACAGTTGAACCAACAGGTACAAACTATGTAGTAGGAGATATTTTCTCTGCTTTAAACGGAAGAGGTGTAGTTACAGTTAAGTTTACTACAGTTACAGGAAGTACTCCAATTGTAGGTGATTTAATTTGGTCTGGTTCTGCATTTGTAGAGAGTTTAGATATTACTGCTGATATGGAATCACCAGTTACTTATTCTGCTTCTTTCACAGGACAAGGTCAATTAACTCAGGCTACTAACGCATAATAACACCAAAAACACCAAAATATGAGAGGACATTACGAACTATCCCTAAGCGATGGGACTAAGATACCTATGAGGTTTTGTACATGGTCTTTAAAAAGATTCTGTCAACTACAAGGGATTGGACCATCTGAAATAGGAGATGCTTTAAGTGGAGATAGCACATTAGATGCTATTGTTAACTTGTTGAAATCAGCAGCAGAATATCCTTTATATAAAGAAGGTATTACTCCTAAGTTTACAGACTTAGATGTATGCGACTGGATTGATGACATGGGTGGCATAACAAGTGAAAAGCTTCAAGACATCTTCAAAGCTTTATCTGATAGTATGGTAAGTGGCTTAGATAAGCCAGAAGCCAAAAAGGGTAAAAACTCTGATGTAAAAAAAAATTAGAGTGGATTGATATAGAAAGATTTTCAATGGGGGAGTGCCAAGTGCTTCCCCATTTGTTTTGGGATATGACGATGGCTGAATTAGATTTTGTGTGGTATGGTAAAAGGCATCAAGAGGAGCAAGATTGGATTAAATTAAGATGGCAGACTACTTTATTGATTAATATTCATATGGGTAAAGGCAAAAAGGTAAAGCCTACTGACCTTTTACAACTTGACTGCGATAATCGTAACTTTGTGAAGCAAAGAGTAATGTCAAATGATGAATTACAAGAAGTATTAAAAAAGTATAATAATATCAAACCTATAGGATAATGGCAGTAGAAGAAACAATTAAAATTAAGATACAAGCAAATGCTGAAGAGTTTAAGATTGTATCTGAAATTATAAATAGAGAACTAGGAAGATTAGGCAAAAACTTTGAGGTTTTAGAAGGTAATATTAAGCAATCTGCAAATGCTATGAAGCAGTTTGACGGATCATCTAAGAAGTTTAATAAGGGCTTAATGAGTATCTCTTTAATTCTACAAGATTTACCATATGGCTTTAGAGGTATTCAAAATAACATCCCAGCCTTAGTTCAAGGTATGGGAGTTTTATATTTAGCTATTTCTGCTGTTACAGCAGCTATGACATACTTTGTCTTAGAAGGCGATAAGATGTCTAAGGGAACTAAAAAAATATATGATAGTTTTAAAGAATTTATAAATGGAGTTGCTTCAGATTTATACAATGCCTTAAAACCTGCATTTGATTCTGTAGTAAAATCTGTTATGGTTTTATGGGATATGTTTGGTTCTTATTTAACAAGTATATTTAAAGATACATGGGATATTTTAGTAAACATTATTAGTGCTGTCGGTAATAATATTGCTTATATTTTTAAAGCATTTACTGCCTTATTAAAGGGAGATTGGAAAACTCTTGGAGAAACATTAGTTAATTATTGGAAGGGTGCTTGGAATTTAATTATTGATATTCTTTCATATTCATTAAAGACTGTAGGTAATTTAGTTGGCGGAGTTGTAGGTATTTTTGATAAGGACTTTGGTAAACTAATTGCTGAATCAACAAAAATTACTGCTGATAAATTTGCTAGTAGTTTTAAATATGCTGTAACTGAAACTAAGAAAGAAACAGTTGATTTATTTTCATTATTTAAAAAAGAATCAAAAGGTGCAGAAGTTACAATAAGTGATTTTGCTAAAACCATGAATAGGTTTAATGAAGAGATAAAGAAAATATCTGTTCTGTTTTTAGAGTTTAGACAAATGACTGAACTAGATTATTTAGAAGGTCAAATTAAAGCTTTAAATGTTGCTATTGATGATTTAGCTGGTCAAAGTACAGATGAGGCAATAAAAAAGTTAGAAGAACTTATACAACTTAGAGGAGAATTATTACTTACACAAAGATTAGCTGAGGCACAACAAAATATTGGTGGCGACATTGAAGTTATTAAAGAAACTGAAACTAAACCTGTAT